TGTTCATGTCATACGTAGGGCCTTGGGCCCAGATACGTTTACTATGCCAGATCAATCGTCCTAACTCGTCTAGTGCCTGATCCAATGGTAAACGATCGGATTCGCCGAACGCTTCGTCTCGAGCATGAGCAGGCTGGGTTGCCCACCAATCTATTGTGCTTTGTTGAATGCTTCGAGACTCTTGGCTTTCTAGAGTGATGCGAGCGTAGTAATGTTGATCGTAATAACCTGTGCCCAAGGGGTCAAATGCCTGAGCAGCAATAGTTAGAATAGCAGTATCTGGGCCTGTTCCCAAGCCTTCCAAGTCGATCATCAAGTCCATGCTGTATTATAGCAGTACTTGTGACGTGTGTCTATCGGTATTTGTTCAGACGAGCTGCTAATTTGGCTGCTGGATTAATTCTTTTTGTGCGGGCAGTCCGACGACTTTGACGTACTTTGGTTTTTTGACGAGTCTTTTTCATGCGCTGACTGGCAGCCATATCAGGAGCAGCCGAGCAGTCTGTTGCACGAGCTACAGTTCTACCTTTTCTAGGACCTGATTCGCAACGCCATTTTAAACTGACTTGACCAGTTTTGACATTGCGTTTCCACACCATACGATGTTCTGTAACAAATTCTGTTGCTCTCATTATCCAATCACAAATGAAAGTGGCTGCGAAGCATCTACATACAGCTTGAGATCTTCCAAGCACCGGTCCATTATGGCCTGGCCTTCACTTTTCATAGCAGCACCATTCAAGGTAGATCCACCTTGTGGTCCAGCAATTGAAGCAAACTTTTCTCTAGCTTCGCCAATAATGTACTTGCAAGCACCTACCATGTAGTCACGAATCCATTGACTAATCTGAAAATCGCTCAACAACACAATTTCAGGACGCAGATTGTAGGTCCACAACAACACAACTTCTCCGGTACCCTTTGGATCGCGAATTAGTTGCAGACGCTTAGTAACAGGATTCCATGTATAATTGATATAGCCACCAAACATTCTGGCGGCCAATTCTACGTACTGTTGATAAAAGTCGTACGTGGCCAAACTGCCGCCGGACTGATTAAAATTCAACAAGTAAACATTTAATGTTGCAGCGCCGAACGGATCAAAACTGCTGGCACTGCCCCCGGTTCCAAGACCAATGGTTCTGCGAAAAATTTGGCGTACCTGTGTGACTTCTTGCGGCAGAGTGTACTCATTGACATTGTCAATCAGTTCCATGAAGCTGTAGCTTTCTTCGTAGGCATTCTGCGCACGTTGACGATATGTACCAATGGTCTTTTGATACGCAGCTTCGTAATGTGCTGGGTCTAGCTCAACATCAATAATTTGATTGGCCAACTGCAGTTGTACATAATCAATTAACTGCTTTTTTAACGGGTCTAGCGTTTGATCTGCCATACGGGGCTCCTTGCCCCAGTATTTAGTAGCATTTTAGTATAATGAGATTCTCATTTCCACGTCCGTTAAACTTGACTTCAGTGGCTTTGATTTCTTTAAATGCTTTTCTAGCAGCCGGTTTGCCCACACTGGTTATACTTTTGATCTGTTCTGCAGGCTTACGCAGTGTTTTTTGTACACTAGCAGCAGTATCAAATCCAATGATGCTGGATCCTTTGATAGTTAATGTACCCACATGAGTATCTGCTACCAAGTGGATTAGCTTTCTTTTGGCTGTGTCGTACAACCAAGCTTCGGTGGCGCCCACTAACCGAGCAGCAGATTCTCCCTGCAGTTTGAGTTCTGCAAACTCTCGCAGGTGCTTGAATTTGGCTGCAATTTTTTCTGGAGACGCTGCCTTTTTGGCACGTGGTTTGCGTTCAACTTTCTTAATTTGAATGTAAGCACCGCAGTCATTGATTACTGTTTCTGCAAACTTCACTAAGTTTTTAATTTGCAGTTTGCCGAGATGACTGTATCCTTCCACCAGTTGAGAGTCTTTGCCAGCTAACACTGCTTCTAGTTCGGTTAACCGAGCCTTCCACACAGTTGCAATTTCATTTACCATTTGCGGTGCTACGTTCATGCTGCGCAACAAACTAACAGGCTTGTAGTTGGCTGACATTTTGGCACCAGCTGTAATCATGTCATCGTACATGCCCTCCAACTCTCCCGCAGTTTCGATCATTTTTTCACGCAGTCGATCTTGGATGTTGGGACGAACTACTGCAGTTTCTGCTAATTCGATTACTTCTTTAACACGACGATATGCTTCAATGTAGTCAGCAATGGCAGCATTGACTGCGGCTAATTCTGGTTCCTGTAACTCAAGTCCTCGCAGGTTAGCTCTACATAACCAACCAATGCCCATTCTGGTAACAGCATTTTCAGGAACTCGAGCAAAATCCTTAGCTTCTGCTGTGCGTCCATTGCGCGACAACCAGTCAATAATACATTCTCTAGCTTCTTTTTTGCTGTGATAATAGTTGTACCAATTAAACATTGCTGTCAATCGACTTTTTCTGAAATCTTCATCGGGCTGCTGCTTCCATTCTGGTTCAGGACCAGTGCCGACATCTAAGCTACGCGGGGTCATAGATTTCAATGGTTTAGAGGCAGAATTTTTCATGTGATTTCCTAAAGATTTTTGAAGTTACACAATAATATAACACAATCTGAGTATGTAGTCAACCGCGCCAATTTCCAACTAAATACACAATGATTTTTACCAGAACACATTGATCGGGAATACAGATGCCTAGACTCAGCCTTTATAGGCCTAATAAAACCAACGACTTTCGATTTTTTGATCGCACCATCAGCGAAATGTTTACTGTTGGCGGACTTGATATATTTGTTCACAAGTACCTGGGGCCTAAGGTCTTGCCCGATGATGGTGCCAACGGCGATGCTACTCAACCGGTATATCCTACAACCAGTCCTTTGTTTGTCGAGGATCTTCTACTGGGAGAAATACGCGATCGTTCGTATGATCCTGATATCTATCGCATGCGGGGTGTTTATCGTCAACAGGATATTGATTTTGATTTAACTCAGTTTGGATTGTTTTTAAACAACGATACCTTGTTTATCACCTTTCACTATAATGATATGATCGATACATTCCAGCGAAAATTAATGGCCGGTGATGTGTTGGAATTTCCTAACTTAAAAGACTGGAATCCGTTAAATCCCGAAACTCCTCCTTTGCCGCGTTTCTATGTCATTCAAGATGCTGCATTTGCATCCGAAGGATTTAGTCAGACCTGGTTGCCGCATCTGTGGAGAGTTAAAGCCACGCCGCTGACCAATAGTCAAGAGTATCAAGACATTGTTAATAGACCTGCTACATCGGGCCCAATATGGGATCCAGGAAATTTTTATCCTGGAGGCAGCATTGTCCAGGATGGCGACAACTGGTACGAAGCTGAACAGAACGTGCCGCCTGGTACAGAAATCGGTGATACCGATTATTGGACTCCGATTGATCCGCCTACAGTTGAAGATGTGCAGAGTACTAGACCCAAAGATTTGGAAATCAATGATGCTATCTTAGTACAAGCCGAAGTAGAAGTGCCGTTGTCGGGTTACGATACAGTTAGATTCTACATATTCCCGACCAATCCTGACGGTACTCCTGCTAACCCAAACAGCATTACTATTGATAGTACCAATGTCAATGCCGATCAATCCGGTGTCAACAGTGCCGATGCCAGTCAGACTCCCAGGGCCGACGGTTACACCATGGGCTATCTCACCGGAGATGGAATAGCACCCAATGGATTACCGGTAACACCAGGTGTTAATTTTCCGTCTAATCCGCGCGAAGGCGAGTATGCATTGAGATTGGATTATTTTCCGAATCGCTTGTTTAGATACGATGGACGTCGCTGGATTAAGATAGAGGAAAAAGTGAGAACCAACTTGACCAACGGGCCGCAGAACAATACTTTACGCTCAACATTTGTAAACAATACATACACTACACCAACAACCGATCAGGGCAACATACCAAGTCGTCAAAGTTTGAGCGACATACTGAAACCACAAGCTGACAACGGTAATCAAGGCGGTGACAAGCCAGCCAATCCTTATCCTGGTACACAACCAGGTCAACCATCGAGTTAAAAATGTATATCTACAAAATTACTAATCTGGCGAACCAGAAAGTTTACATAGGTCAGACTGTACAAAAAAATCCTAAGATGCGCTGGTACAGTCACCAGGCAGATTCAAGAAAAGGAAAAAAAAGTTATCTTTATGATAGTATACGAAAACACGGTATTGATAACTTTACATGGGAAGTAATTGATGTAGCTTCTGATATAGATACTCTAAATTACAAAGAAGAATATTGGTTAACATACTATCGTAATCTAGGTGTAGTATATAATAATCGAGGAGCCGGCGGTAATAAAATACATAGCGAAAAGAGCAT